CTCCGCCTTCAGGATCTTCGGCGTCACGATCGCCTGGCCGGGACCGAAAGCCGTCCCATCCGGCGCCAGCTTGTGGCGGGGGTACTTGGTCGTGATCGCGTTCTTCAGGCGCGTCAGCAGCTCGGCCAGGTTGGACAGGATCGTGACGAGCGCGAAGGCGTCGTCGTTCTGTCCGTAGGCGTTGAGCTGATACCGCAGGCTCTCGCGGACGATCATCACGGTGCCGTCGACCCGCGTCGATTGCGCGGCGAGACCGGAATTGACGAAGTCGTTGAGCTCGGTCTGCGAGAAGCGGTCCGCGAGCGGCGCCGGCAGGACATTGACGAGCGGAAGCGTCTGCAGCGGCCGCGCCGGATCGGCGAGCAGCGCGGCGGCGCCTTGGCCACAATAAGCCGCCACGGCCTCCCAGAGGGGTGTCGGAACCGTGGGCTCGAAGATCATCGTCGAGACGACCGAGGAGTTGTGCGCGAGACCCCATTCGAGGCCGTCGGCGTAATCGAGCCGGAGACCGTTGAAGATCCAGCCGTACTGCTGGCGCTGGTAGGCCCAGCGACCGCCCGGCCCGAAGCCGTATTCGGCATCCCATGCGGCGAGGCTGCCGGTATCGTTGTAGGGCATCCCGACGTGGTAAAACCGCTGCGCTGAGATCGCGGCGATCGCCGTCGTGAAATCGGGGTTGCCCGAGCCGCCGGCCATCGCCGAGATCGTACCGGTGAGTCCGGCCGGCATGGCCTGGCCGCCGTAGAGGCCGAGATAGTTGAAGCTGATCTGGATGTCGTTGCCGGTAGCGCCCTTCCAGCGGCAGGTCAGGTCGACCTTGCCCGTGTTGGCGCCGTCGATGGTAGCCGTCACCGGCAGAGACGCCATCGCGTTCACAGCGGCGACGAAGTTGTTCGCGATACTCGCGGGCGTATCGGTCGAGTAGACCGCGATCGCGACGAGCTGACCCGCGACGTAGGTCGAGAGAACGCCGGACTGGATGCTGGTTCCAGCAAAGAGGATCGAGCCCGTCGCTGCTTGCGCGGCGGTCGGATCCGGTACCGCAATAATCCAGAGCTGTGACGTCGGATTGTTCGCGAGAAATGCGATAACCATGCGATGCAGCATGGAACCAACGCCTGTCAGCTGACCGGCCTGCGCGGCGGAGGCGCAGGGGATCGGCACGTTGGGCTGGATGACGCCGATGGCGAGATACTGGCCGACGAGCAAGGCCGGCTGCGATTCTGTCAGGCCGCCGGCTTGAGATCCATCAACCGTCGCCCAGAAGAGCGGCAGCTTCCAGTTCGCGGGAATATTGGTTTCGACGGCCATTGAGCGGCTCCGGGCGGGCGCAAAGAAAAAGGCGCCCGAAGGCGCCTCGCTGGTTCAGAAAGGAAGGGTGAGGCCGACTAGGCTTTGGCGGCTTCTCCTGCCGGCGCCGGCGCGACGTAGACCTTGGTCTGGTCTTCGGTGACGGAGCCGTCGCGGAGACGGCGCGCCGTGAAGCTGTCCTTCGGCCATTGCGCGCCGGCGATCGCCAGCACGGGACCGAACGGATGCTTGAGACCAACGGCGGATTTCTTGGTCGGCCAAACCTTGATGGTGGTGCTCATGTTGCCGGTCCTGGAACGGAGAATTGGGTGAGGTAGCCGTCGTAGCGCCGAGGCGGGGAAGTGCCGCTCTCGCTGGTGCTTACGGCGACCTGGGTGAAATCGTTGGCCTCGATAGGCGGCCAGTCGGAGCGGAACGTCACCTCGATCTCGATCGTCGCCATCGCGATGATGAAGTCGGTCTCCTTGGGATAGGAGTAGTGCAGGTTGCACCGCTGGATGCCCTCGAAGAGCATTACCCAGGAGGCGTCGGTGAGCAGCGTATCGCGGACGCCTTCGGCCATGCTGGTAATTGTCGCGTCGAGCGCATCGTCGTTTGCGGCCGCGGCCGCGATGTCGATGGCGAGCGTGAAGCTGTGCAGAAACGAGGGAGACCCCGCGTTGCAATCGCCGTTCGGCGAGGCGTTGTCGCGCACCGTCCAGACCGCCGCCAGCGGCATCTGCGCGTCCTTCGTGGGGAAAGTCCGCTGCCGATAGACGTTCTTGAAGTTGGCCGTCATTGCTTTGACGCGAGCGATGGTGCCGTCGCGGATCTCGTAGGGCGTCGACGGATAGAAGATCGGACCGTCGTTCATGGTGTCCCGACGTTGCGCAGCCAGATATCAGCGCCGCCCTGCCCGTCCGGCACGATGTCGGCGATCACGAAGGAGCCCTGCGCCATCGAGATCTCGTCATTCTGCATCGGCGCCACCGCGAAGTCGGCGAGCATGACACCGAGCTTGCGCTGAATCGTCGAGTGGTAGGTACCGTCCTCGAGCGGGACGTCGACCTGCTTCGACGAGTAGGATCCGCGCGCCTGGTAGGCCGGCGCGCCGGGCTGGGAGGCGACCGGAGTCACCGTGATGCACTGACCGAACACGGCCATAGCCGGAGCCAGCACAAGAGAGGCAAAGTCGATGCTCACGCGCTCGACTTCGCTTTCCCGCCACCCTTCTCGTCAGCAACGGGCGGACGCGTCGGCGCTTTGGGCGCGGCAACGACCATTGCCTCCTTGCGACGGATTGAGCCGTCGAGGAGCTTGCGCGAGGTGAAGGTGTCGTTGGTCCAGGACGAGCCGTCCCGGTCCAAGGGGCCGTCGACGGGGTGTCGAAGGCCAATGGCGCCGATGACGTTCGGCACCACCTTGATTTTAGGCGGAGCCGCTTCGTGCTTCACGACGCGGCCTGCGCGAGCAGCACCTGACCCGTCGAGGACGGATTTGCAGCCGCCGCAAAGGCGTAGCCGATCGCGAGCAGGGTGCCGGTGTTCACGTTGGTGACGACGTCGTTGACATTGTCCCAGTAGAGCGAATCGCCCTGGTTCCAAGCCTGCGCGTTCGTCTTGGAAAGGGTGTAGGCGCCCTTGCGCCACACGGCGGTCGTGACGCCTGCAGGGACCGTCTCGGAAGCGATGGAGAAGATCTTGCCGGTCACGACGGGCTGGCCGCTCACCGTACCGCCGACAGGCGCGGTGATATAGAGGGTGCGCCCCTCCTGGATGAAGTTCTGCATGTTCGTGGATCCTGGTGGTGGGAGCGAGTACGAGCAGCGGCCTCCGCCAAGGCGGCGGAGGCCCTATGGCTCAGCGATGTCAGATCAGCTGGTGGGCAGCGCGCCCGGGTTGCGGTAGCCGCCGCGGTAGTCGATAGCGCCGCAACCGAAGTCGTGCTCGAGTGAGACCTGTACACCCTGGATACCGAAGGGCTCGAAGGTGCGGACACGCGGCCCGGTCGACCCGTTCAGGAAGCCGTAGACGAAGCAGGGCACACGCGCCGGATCGGCCATGAGGTACCAGCTGTCGTCTGTGATGTTGGCGTCCGAGACAGACTGCAGCTTGCCCGAGAACGGGTTGACGGCCGAGAGCTGCAGCGGCGAGATCGTCGCGACGAGCTGGTCTGCGAAGGTCTCCTGCTGGGGGCCGGTCAGGATGATCCGGGGCGGCACGTTGAGGAGCAGCTTGGAGAGCGATCGCATCTCGCGCAGCGCAGCGCGTCCGTTGCCGACATTGAGGACACTGATCACGCCGGCCGTTGCGGCGAGATTATTGTGGGCGGCCGAGAAGACCTGCTGGCCGTCCTGGAGGAGCGCAGGGTTCGAGTTGAACATGGCGTAGAACGTCGTGTTCTCGAAGATGCGGACCGTGTCGCCGGCGGAGCCGAGGATCTGGTCGATGGCGCCGAGCTGGTCGTTGACAATCATCTGGCGGGAGATCGGAAAGATGACGCCATAAGGCTTCACCGAGACGTTCTCGCCGCTATCCAGCGAGGCGCCGGCCTTGAGTTCGCCGGTCTCCGTGATCGGCTGCAGCGACGGGAAGTCACCTGCGCGGACCATCGGATGCGGGCGGAAATCGTTGAACGGACGCTCGATGGCGATCGACTGGTAGGTCGGCGTCATCAGCTCGTAGCGGGCGAGCAGCGACTTGTTCAAGACGTTCTGGAAGATCGCCGGAAAGTCCGACGTCGACTGAAAGGCACGCTCGATGATGCCGAGGGCATGCGACGGCGTACGAATGTTGCCGCGGTGACCGATGCATTCCGCCGCGATCTCGACGAAGCCCATCCCCATGTACTGCTCGGAGCGGGCGCTGTTGGCCTCGACGAACTTCTTGTCGGCGCGGTTCTTCGGCTTGTACTCGATGCCGTCGCTGCCGCGGGAACCGAGCAGCTGGGTGACGAGGGCGAGCTCCATGGCGCCGGCGCGGCCCTGGCGCTCGTCGCGAATGACCCTAATCTGCGCCACGTCGTTGCCTCCCCGGATTTTGCTCTCGGCGCTTCGGGCGGCGAGCTTGTCGAACATGATCTTGCGCAGAGCGGCGGGCTTAAGGTCTCGTGCGATCGCGCCCGCCACATCGAGCTCGATCTTCAGACCACGCGCCTGATCGCCAATGCGGACGAGTTCGGCGGTGTCCTTACGGCTCAGGCCACCCTGACTGGAGGTCGATCGCGTCGCGACGGCCGAGCGCTTGCCGCGCTGCTTGCGATCGCCTTCGTCGTTGTCGCCGTCACCGTCCATGTCGCGCTCGGCGAGCACCGGATCGTCGCTCGGCTCGCCATCGGCATCCACGTAGTTACCGTCTTCGTCGACGTAATAGCCGTCGTCATCGACCTCGGGAGCGGCGCGGCCCACACCGGCATCGGCGAGGATCGGCTCGTCGACCTTGTTGCCGAGATCGTCGCTGTAGTCGCCGTCCTCGTTGACCCAGTAGCCGTCCTTGTCGACGGTCGGGGCGGCGCGGTCGGACTTCATCGGCTCGTCGGACTTCTTGCCGTCGGCGTCGCAGTAATCACCATCGGCGTTGACCCAGTAGCCGTCCTTGTCGACGGTGGGCTTCGTCTCGTCGCCGCGCTTGGCGCGCACGGCGCGAGAGCCTCGGGCAGCATCGGCCTTGGTCTTGGGCATGGTAGGCGTACCTTTCCTTGTATCGGGCCATGCCCGTTCCTGCGGCGCGTCGGCGCCGTATCGGTAGGTGACGGAGGTATCTCCGCGCGTGATCGTGATTTCCTTCGCGCCCTTCCCCATCGGGCTGGTGCGAAGATCCTGGTCGGTCGCGACATCACTGGAGCGGATCATCGCGGCCGGGTCGGCGGGCACCGACACGAGAGAGACCTCGAGAAGCTCCCAGCGCGTCGCCGTGAAGGTGAGCTTGTCGTCGAGATTGAGTATCGACTTGTCGGGATCGATTACCGTCCCATCTGTATCGGTGATCGTCCATGCATCGACGCGGTAGCCGATCGAGACGCCGGACATCTCGCGCCGCGCGACCATGCCCTCCGCCGTTTTGCCGGCGTCGGTCTCGGCGAACTGAGCGCGCCCCATGATCCGCCCTTCGGCGAACCAGATGTCGATGATACGACCGAGAACGGCGTCCATGCCGTAGGTGTTGTGGCTGTCGAGGAACGGGATTCCGGATGACGCCAGCCGGTTGATGCAGACCGCGGCCTGCTCCGTCGAGAGCACCTCGGTGCCGTACCAGCGATCGACTGCGGAGCCTTCCGAAAGGATGATTTCGACTGTGCGTTCGGTAGCATCGTAGGTCTGCGGCGCCACGCTAAGAAAGCGCTTGCCGCGCGTCTCCACCTTCTTGAGGTCGAGCAGACGCGGCTGCTCGCCCGTGGCAGCCTTGCGCTGCCCGGTCGCTTGTTTCGGCATTCGGGGTCTCACGGGTTGGAGGCTGGTGCGCCTGGAGCCAAGGGCTCGCCGGTGTCGTCGAGTGGCTGCTTCGCGTTAGCGGGAGGATCGGGCTGCAGCTTGCCGGCTTGGTCGGTTTGCCGAGGATCGATGTCGAAGGCGAGGCCCATGCGGTCGCCGCGCTTATAGAAGGCGGCGGCCTGATCCTGGACGCGGCGCCAATCGTTGCCCCACGAAGCGACGAAGTCCTGCGGCGACATGCGACCGGAGCGGACCGCCTTCATGTCGGCTTCTATGTCGTCGTTGGGATTGATCGGCTCCCAAGCCGGCGTCACCCACTGCGCGCGGTAGGGGTCGCGACGCGCCGGCAGCAATCCGGCAAGGACGGCGCGCGACGTGAAGCGATCCCAAGTGCGATGGCAGATGTTCGGGATGATGGTGTGGTGCTGCAGCTGTTCCGTCAGCCGGCGGAATTCAACCTTCCCGGCACGCAGGCTTGAGAAGGTCGCGCCACGAAGATCGCCTGTAGCCTGGTCGTAGGTGCAACCGACGCCGGCGGCCATGGCCTGCAGGTTAAAGGTTAGGATTGGATCGACCTGGCCCGCCGATGTCGGCTGGGCGAACTTGATATCCTGACCGGATCGGAGTTCCTTGATCATGCCCGGTTCGAGCGATGTCACCAGCGCTTCGGGGTTGGCGTAATCGTACCCGGCGACACCTTGGCGTGCCGGATCAAGCAACGGCAAACCGGACTGATCATCTCCGTTTGTCACGAAACCCGCGAAGCACGCCTCGACGCGCGCCTTGACGTTCACCGCATCGACGAAGTCGGCGAGATCTCGCGCCGTCATGAGGATCGGCGCAAACCACGGCACCCCGCGGACTTGCCCCGGGCGAAGGACCTTGAAGAGATGGATGACCTCGTCGTCTGGGACGAAGGCAGACACCCCGGGACGCATGTTGGCGGTGGTGATCTCGCCGGGATGCCAAGGCCATAGCCAGAGACCCATGCGGCGATCGAAGTCGCCCAAGCCAACGCCAAGACGAGAGCGCTCCAGGCCCTCGGCTATGTTGGCCGGATCGCCGTAGATACCGTCGCGATATTGATCGATGTAGTCGGACTCCAGAGCCTGCAACTGGAACGGTACGCGAAGCCCGCTGTCGATCGGCCTGTCGACGAAGCGCAGCACCGTCTCGCCCGACTCCACCATGGAGCGGACGGCGAGCGACTGCATGCCATAGAAGGTCATCTGGCCGGTGACATCGGCCTTGCGCTCCCACTCGCCCCATAGGTTCTCGAGGCGGCGATCGTAGCGATCAGAACCGGTGTCTGGCACCGGAACGATGCCAGTGCCGACAGCGTGCGAGGTGATGATATCGAGCATGCGCGCCGCGTACGGCGTGTTGCGGGCGAGATCACGGGAGCGATCGCGCAGCGGACGCAT